TTAATGGGATATGATAACGAGGAAATTCAATAATGGTTAAGCACGACACAGAAGCACGTTTAGTTACGCATGAAGAGATTTGTGCGTTACGTTATGAGCAAATAAACGCAAGGCTTAAACGCTTAGAACAAATCTTATTAGGTACAGCAGGTTTCGTTATTGTATTCTTATTGACACACTTTACAAAATGACATTTATTACAGAGAACAATATAGCAAACCTATATTCTGCTTTAATAGAGTTCCCTGTATTTGACGAATATAAACTACCACCAGCAAATAAAGTAGATTTTGTAGTAGTGCATGACCACAGTATATGTGGACAATATGAGCCACCTGAAGCTGGTGAACCTCATGTTATTACTATAAGCACAGCTAAGTGTGGTCATTTAGATACAGTCATCAAGACTTTGTGCCATGAGATCATACACATGATATGCTATTTAGAATCACCTAAAACAGAGAAGTATGCCACACATAAAGGTTTATTCTTAAAATTACAAAAGAGAGTAGCTAATACACTTGGCTACGATCCTAAGGAACTATAGTGAATATGGAAAAAATAACAAGTATGTTGTTTCCTGTAATAGTGTCTGCTATTGCATGGATGCTATCATCATTATCTAGTATGCAAGCCGACCTTATAGACATTAAATCTAAAATGCCTATTCTTATTACAGAGCAAGGTGTTCCTACAGATAGTCCAATATCAGCAGAGCAAAGAGGAAAACTTAAAGAAGAGTTAAGACAACAAATATCAGAATTAAATGTTCGTATTCGTATTCTTGAAGAACATGATATGCAAAGGAAAGGTAAATAATGTTAAGTATTTTATCTGGCATACTAGGGTTTGCTACTAGTGGACTTCCTAGTTTACTATCATTCTTTCAACAAAAAGGTGACCAAAAGCATGAAAGAGAAATGGCTAAACTTCAAACAGAACGTGAACTTGAACTTGCAAAAGCTGGTTTCGTATCTCAAGAAAAAATTGAAGCAATTAAGTTAGACCAAATAGAAGCACAAACATACTCACAAGAACGTGAAGCATTATATGACCATGACAAGAAAATTGTAGATGGTGCAAGTAAAACAGTTAAAAACTGGAACGCTATGGTAAGACCTGTAGTAGCATTTATCTTTGTAGGTGAATTAGTACTTATTAACCTTATCTCTCTTATTTGGGCTATGTGGTCAGGTGTTGACTTTGTAGTAGCATCTAGAGAAGTATTTGGTTCAGAAGAGATGGCTATTACTGCATCTATTATTGGTTTTTACTTTGGTTCTCGCACATGGGAAAAGAAACGTGAAGGTATCTAATGTTGGCATACAACTTATTAAACATCATGAGGGTGTTCGCTACAAGCCTTATACTTGCCCTGCTGGTCTCTGGACTGTGGGTGTTGGTCATCTTATCGGTGATGGTAAAACGCTACCAGCGGAATGGAATAAAACATTTACTAATGAGGAAATAGATGCAATTCTTGCAAGAGACTTATCTCGCTTCGAGTCTGGAATACATAGAATGTTACCTAAGGTGCGCCTTAAGCAACATGAGTTTGACGCTATCCTCTCTTTCTGCTTTAATCTTGGTCTTGGTTGCTTTCAGCGAAGCACCATCCGTCAAGCGTTGCTTAGAGACGATAAAGAAGCGGCTATGGAGTCGTTGGTAAAATATTGCAAAGCTGGTGGTAAAGTTCTAAAAGGTTTACAAAACAGAAGATTAGATGAACGGAAATTGTTTTTAGGTATATAATAAAGTATCTCAACACTAGGAGAGTTACTTGAAATATAAATCAGTTCTAGTCATATCTGACTTACATATTCCATATCATCATCCTGATGCATTTGCATTTTTAAAAGCACTTAAAACTAAATACAAGTTTGACCATATAGTCAACATAGGTGATGAGCTAGACCAACACGCTATCTCTATGCACGAACATAACCCAGACTTATATTCTGCTGGGCATGAGTTAGAACAAGCTAAGAAACACGTAAAAGAATTAGAAAAGATATTTCCTAAGATGACTTTGGTGCATAGTAACCATAGCTCTTTAGTTTATCGTAGAGCATTAAAATATGGCATGCCTAAGGCATATTTAAAGCACTATAACGAGTTTTTAGAAGTTGGAAAGGGTTGGGTATGGGTAGATGACCACACTATTACTTTATCTGATAATAGTCGCTGTTTTTTTACTCATGGCTTATCTGCTGACGTTCTTAAAGTAGCTCAACAATATGGCATGAATACAGTTCAAGGTCATTATCATACGAAATTCAGTATTGGATATTACAGTAACCCAGATGCTCTTATTTGGGGTATGCAAGTAGGATGTTTAATACATCAAAAGTCTATGGCATTTGACTATGCTAAAAACTTTAAGAGTCGTTTCATTGTAGGTTGTGGAATTATCATTAACGGACAACCAAAACTAATGCCTATGGTGTTAAAAGAAAATGGGCGTTGGAATGGTAATATTGTATAGGAAAATCATGCAAAGGTCAGAAGTAGAAACTATCTGTAATCACATGTTAGGTAAAATGATTGTATCTTGTGAAGCACTACATGGTGATAGCACTATTGTCATTCAATTAGATGATGACTCTATTATAGAGATTAGCGGTGAGGAGTTATCTTTGTATGGAGAACTTACACCGCTAGATGATTAAACGCAGATTACAATACCATTAGAACCTACTTGGCATACTGTTACAGAACCATCAGGTGCTAATATCGTAGTAGTTTGTGCAAGAGCCTTTTCAGTTCCCCAAATAGCTAATGCAGCCATTACAATAACAAATATCCAGTATATTTTACTCATCATCAAATCTCTGTAATTGAGCTTCTAATTCCGGTGGAATATCAGCTTCATCACTACGCATAGCTTCTAATAACTTATTCTTATACCATTCTGATTTTTCTAAATCTTGTGAGAAAGCACCTTTAAAAGGATAACGTAAGTCATATTTCATCTTACAACCTTTTAAGTATCCAATAAACTCTTCCTTTGTTAAACGACTAGCAATAATGTCTATCGCCTCAATACCGCCTTGTAAATAGTGCGGTGGTCTATTCACTAAATCAACCATAACTATCCCCTTATAAAAAATAAATCAACAAGTTCATAACAACCATAAGCAAACCAACCCATACCACTAACAATCAACAACCATACTACTACATCTAATATCTTTTCTGCTCGTTCCATTTCCCATACTCCCTTCCTACAGCTACAGACACGTAATGTCTATCCTTAAAGCGTTTATCTAGCTCGTTACTATAAGTCCATTTAGGTAAGCTAAAATATCCTTGACTTTCTAAATACTTTAACCTTGTCCTATTTGTTACGCATTGTTGCACAATTTCTTTAATGCTGCAACCAGGATGTTCGTCTATGTATTTAATAATAAATTTTGCTTGTCGTTGGTCATCTAGTTTAGTGTACATCTTTAACTCCATGAGCCTGTTCTAGCAATCTTGCAAACTTAAATATTCTATCAAGCGTTACTACTTGACTACCATATCCAAATGCAGACTTGTATATCTTAATAATTTCTTCTTGTGTAAGTGGTTTAGAGTCCACCATGAGCCTCCGCTAATCTTTTACTATCATATCTTGACAACCCTTTATATTCCTCTACAGGTTCACCAGGAAACAATGGTGTTATTTTGATATGATGTGTTGTATTTTTTAAGTCGTTTAAATATGATAATTGGTTAGGATGAAATGACCATAGATAAGACTTCTTTAGGTCACCAGACTTAACATCATATTCTTCATAAAGCCATGCTACAGGTTCTTTTTTCATTAGTAAAACACCATCCTTCCTATGTGCGTTTTTTTTCTTTTACCAAACCATGATGTTTTTGGCGGTATTGAGTCATCATGAAAGTATAAAGCATTTGCAACTGGGTTAGTATATTTATTATGAACAATCGTATCAATAACCAATAATTTAGTCTCCAAATACGCCCTTTCATTAACTGGATGGTGGGACTCATCTTGCACAGCAAACTGATTATTAGCATAAACGACAGCGCATACAGAATGACCCCAAAGACCAGAATGTAACCTATTACGGATAACATTTATAACACCTACCTTTTCTTCCAATGTTCTTGTATTAACCTCATGATACACAGCAGTCGCATAACACGCTATATCTAATTCTAAAGACTGAATATCCATTATAGACCTTTCATGGTTTTCTTGTGTCTAGTAAATTCATAGAAGCGTATAATTCTATTACAAATCTAAAAGAAAGGAGAATAGCTATGTGGACAACTCCAGCAGTTACAGAAATGCGTTTTGGCTTTGAAGTTACTATGTACGTAATGAACAAGTAATTGTTATGCTTATGGGGATGCTCCTAGAAAGGAACATCCTCATCTGCACCTTCAACAGCAGGTTTACTTCTAGCCTCACCCTTAGCTTCTGCTATTGCTACAGCACCAGCAATAAACTTACCATTAGGACCTTCTTTAACCCATCCTGATAAAGTAAATTCAATACCATCTACATTTAACTTACCTCTATAGTCTGGTCGTTTAGGATTATCACCCTTATCATTTTTGTTTAACGTAAACGTATTTGTTTTATCATACTCAGCCATATACTACTCCTTTAGTTTTAAAATTGTTTGGTCTACTTCGTCTAAGAACTTAATCACTTCAGCTTCTAGTTCTGCAATATAATCATTATCCCTGTCAACCCTATAAACAAAGAGCTGTAATTCTACAGGGAAATTAGGATTGTAGCTAATAAAATCTACCCACTTAGCACCTGTGCAAGCTAACTGCCATTGCATCTGTGGTATGTATTTGCTAGGAACTGATTTACTCATAAGCGTATTAGTATGGGTTGTTTCTATAGGACATTTAATCTCTATAAGACCTGCATACTTACCTTCCTCTTCTGCATTTACAGCTCCGTCAGGACTAGCACCACTATTTTTAATAACAGGATGGTCAAAGAAACCTACCTCTGTTACAGATACCCCTTTAGATTGCATATAAAGCTCTCTAGCAGCACTTTCTCTTTCAATCCCATCTAACATAGCCTGATTGACAAAGCTATCTCCTTTCTTGCCTGTAAGACGTTCTGATACTAATTGAACAAGGTAGTTTTGACGTGATGTAGATACACCTGTTTTAGTCTTGGCGATAACATCCGATATTCTGGATGCTGTCACCTTTCCTAGTCTTTGCTGAAACCACTCATCTGTGCGTTGTTCTATCATAGAAAGTCCTTGCTAGATACAGCTTTTAGAGTTGGTTGTTCTGACTCTGGAATATCCTCACCGCTATAGATATATAAACCAATACCATGTAACGCAATAGCTTTAGCTAAACATCTTTGCATGGCTGTATTAACTGCCATAGCGTCAGGATTAGGAATAGCTTGGTTTCTAAAGTTAAGCACAGGTAATTGTGAAGTCATAGACTTACCAAACGCATGGACTGTGCAGAATACCATAAGTGTTTCACCAAACTGTTTAGGTTCACCATAAGTCCATGTTGCAGTTGGGTCTTGCTGTAAAAGAGTATCCACAGCCCAAGCCCATGATAAGTATGATAGACCGTTCTTTTTTTCAATGTGGTCTGATACGTTAATCTTACGTAGTTCGTTATAGTTCATCTTTGCTCTCTCCTCTTGTTGATGTTGTTGCATCATTACTTGGTCGTAATGTTGTTGTTGACTCATTTGCTCTCTCCCATTTATCGTTATCTAATTTAAGTTCTTCATTCAATCGTTTAAGTATATCTGCTATATGCTCTAAACCATTCGCCATATTATATACCCCCAAAATACAAAAAGGAATAGCCATAGGTATTTATTCATATTGCACCTGCTAACTTACCCATAACCCATATACATAAGCCAACATAACACCAAAAAGCTATTGCAGTAATAATCATTGCTTTAATACTCATGTTTCTCTCCTGGTTAAATTACAATAGTTATCTTAATGACCTAAAATACATTGTCAAGTATTTTGTAGTAAATTACTAGAAATAAAATAGTTTGCAAATAGAAATATGTTGTGGTAATGTTTTGCCCTATGGAGATATTGCGTTACATTATATTAGATGAATTTGATGGAAAACCGCTAAGAGCCTTTAGTAACAAGGCATCTGCTATTTGGTTTCTTGAGAATAGGTCTAATTGCAAGCTCCATATTCTGCCTAAGCCGCCTAAAGCAAAAGTCGTGCCAATGTCAGAACTTTATGAACAATGTTTATTTTAAGGAGAGTAATATGACACAAACTGAATTATTAGAAAAATTATTAGTAGCACAAACATCATTATGTAAAATCCAAAACATTATAGACTCATCAGATACTCATTTAATGGATGGCGGTATAGAATTAGATGAAGAAGAGTTAAGTACAATTTATGAACATATTTGTCAAGGTTTAGGAGACATGAATGTACAAGATTAAAAACTGGGAGAAGTTTAATCTCTATAATCCTAAGAACCCACGTTATCAAAAAAAGATGACGTGGTTTAAATTTTATGGAACTGATTACATAAATAACGTAGAAATACATAAACTATCTTTTGAACAAAAAGCTATTTTAGTAGAGTTATGGTGTCTTGGTTCTGAAAGTGATGGTGTATTACCTGACAACTTTGAAATATCTTTTAGACTTCATTATCCTATTGAATTTATTGAAAAAATACTTGACCAATTAGTTACTAGAGGTTTTCTAGTAGAAAACTATACGCCTGTTAGGATAGAGAAGAGAAGAGAAGAGAAGAAGAGAGAAGATATATATGTCGTTAAAACGACCAATAGGTTTGATGAATTTTGGGAACACTATCCTAATGTTCGTAAAGTCAACAAGAAAACTTGTTTAGAAAGATGGGCTAATAAAAATCTTGACGCTATAGCAGATGAAGTGATAGGGTATGTTAAGAAAATGAAAGATACACAATCATGGAAAGATGGTTTCTCACCAGCTCCATTAACTCTACTTAACCAGGAGAGATGGAATGATGGTGAAATACCTAAAGAACGTAAAGTTTGGGAAGGTGGTATTTAGTGAACATAGGTGAAGTGATAGATAAACTAACAGTCAATCAGTCTGTGATTACTGATTACTACGAACAGGAGTTTAGTCATGCAGAGTTTAAAGTTAAAAGTACGGATATATTTGTTGATGACTTGGTCAAGTATTTTGGTGAGGAAATTCATAGTGGCAAATCACTTGGCTGGGTTAAGACGGAAGATAAGTTTCGTGTTAGGAATTCGGAAGTAAACATTCTTACCGGTGTGTCAGGTCATGGTAAAAGTATGTGGTTATCACAAGTCATATTATCTATGATGCGACAGAATACTAAATGCCTAGTAGCTAGTTTAGAGATGCGACCTGTATTAACATTGGCTCGTATGATTACACAGACTTTAGGTTCACCTGAACCAACAGATGATTACATACACAAGTTTTGTGATAGAGCTAAAGACAAGTTATATATCTATGACCAAACAGGTGTCACTACTTCACAAGACATGATAGCAACGTTATACTATGGGAAACATATTCTTGGTGTAGATGTATTTGTGATTGACAGTCTTATGAAGATGAGTGATATATCTGAAGAGTCTTTAGAAGCTCAAAAACTATTTGTAGATAAATTAGCTGTTATATCACGTGATTTAAACATTGCAGTTTTCTTGGTTGCTCATACTCGTAAGATGAAGTCAGAAGATGAAATACCAGATGCTACAAACATTATGGGTAGTTCACATATCAGAAATTTATGCGATAATATTATTTGTGTATGGCGTAATAGGTCTAAAGAAAAATTGATAGAAGAAGGCAAGACACCTGAAGCTGAACTTAAGATTATTCCAGATGCTAAGGTCTTTGTTCAGAAGCAGCGTAATGCACAATGGGAAGGTTCATTTAACTTTTGGTTTGATACAAAAGGATTACGATACAAGGAGAGTCCATGACCATAAATGACTTCATAAAAGAATGTAAAAAAGTATTTGGTAACGACATTCAATACAAAGCAACTTCTAAAGACGGACAAGTATTTAAAACGAAAGGATGGAGAGATGATAAAGTGGGCACTAACCAAAGACAATTTACCAATGTTAGTAGAGAAGTTAAAAACACTTGACTTTACTAAGCGTTGGAGAGTAACAGTAACAGATGCTAAATTAAATCGTAGCCTAGAACAAAACGAAAGACTATGGGAACTATACACAAGTATTGGTCAGCATTTAGGCATTGAGAAAGATAAAATACACGAACTTATGGGATATAAATTCTTACGATACCAAACAGAAATTGCAGGTATGCCTGTAGAACTTATAAAGTCAACAACAAAACTAACCACAAGTGAGATGACAGAATACCAGCAACAAATAGAGGTATGGGGTCAGACTATGGGTTGGGGTTGGGATTATTAGTGATAGTAATTCAAATACAACCAAAAGAAACATATCAATGGTTACTTGAAAAACATTATGCAAAACGCATACCACAAATTATGTACGCATTTGGTTTATATGTTGATAACACTCTCAAGGGCGTAGTTACTTATGGAATACCAGCAAGTCCCGCATTGTGTATGGGTATATGTGGTAAAGAATATTCTGATAAAGTTTTAGAATTAAACAGGCTTTGCTTACTTGAAAATAATAAAAATGAGTCAAGTTTTTTAGTATCAAACTCTATAAAATTATTGCCTAAACCAACAATTGTTGTAAGCTATGCAGATACTTCACAAGGTCATGTTGGGTATGTATATCAAGCTACTAATTTTGTATATACAGGTCTTTCTGCACAAAGAGTTGATTGGACAATTAAGGGCATGGAACATAAACATTCAAAAACAATTTCAGATGGCATGACACTTGAAAGCATTAAAGAAAAATATGGTGATGATTTTTACTATACAGAAAGAAGTAGAAAGCATAGGTACATATTTTTTCATGGAAGTAAAACAGATAAGAAAGTTATGAGAAAGCTACTAAAATACAATATAGAACCTTATCCAAAAGGAGATAGTCAAAAGTATGACTCTGGTGGTAATGTTCAAACTCAACAGGTAATGTTTATATGAACTATAGAAACCCAAAGTTACTTAAACTAGCAGATGGCGCACCATGTATGATGTGTTCTATACAAGACGGAACAGTAGTAGCTGCACATAGTAATCAATTACGTGATGGTAAAGGAACAGGAATTAAGAGTGGTGACCACAGGGTAGCATTCCTCTGCCATCAATGCCACCACATGATAGATAATGACAAAAGTTTAGATAAACATGATAGAATAGCTGCATGGGAAGAAGCTCACCGTAAAACTATAGGTTGGCTATTTACTAATAATTATTTGGAGGTAAAGTAATGGGTAAAGGAAGCGCACCTAGACCATTTACAGATAGAGAAGTATTTGAGTCTAACTTTGATAAGATATTTAGGTCTAAAAAGCCAAGTGATGATGTATCGCCACATACACTTGAATATGAATACGAACTGAATAAATCTACAGGTAATGTAGAAAAGACATATTCTCGGATAGATGTTATTTCGCAGAATGGAAATGAAGGATTGCATTATCCTGAGTCTTTAGAGCAAGGAACATCTAAACCTAATGGAGAACAATTTGGCAACGAGTCCAACTCAACTGAGTCTTAAGAAATTAAGAGAAGAAGGATATACTGTAGCAGTAGTAGAGCATTGGAACGCATTTGCTAGAATAAGACAAGACTTATTTGGCTTTATAGATTTACTGGCTTTAAAAGGTAAAGAAGTATTAGCAGTACAAACAACGTCAGCAAGTAACATGAGTGCTAGATGTAAAAAGATAGCAGACCATGAAAACGTAGGTGCAGTTCGTGAAGCTGGTTGGACTATTCATGTGCATGGTTGGCATCAAGATGATAAAAGGAAATGGCATTGCAAAGTGAAAGATGTATCGTGAAAGAAAAGATACTAGCTTATCTTACAGAACCACGAACCATAAACGACATAGCAGAACATATACAATCTAACTATCCTATTACAAAGAACATACTTGTAGAGATGAGAGATGCAAATGTTATCCATGCTTATAAAGATAACCAAAATAGGCTTATGCACTATTACGTTCCACAACCACATCCATTACAAACTATCTTTGGTCATACAGTAAACTTTACAGATGACCAGATAAAAGGCATTACAAGTCATAACGCAGATGACGCTAAACATAATCTACAACACAAGACTACACAAGAAACGTATGGAGAAAGCGTAGCATATACGCTAACTAGATATGACTGACCCATTTAAGATTATAGAGCCAACAGTCATTAGCTTTAGTGGTGGTCGCACATCTGCATATATGTTGTGGAGAGTCTTACAAAGTAATAATGGTTTACCATCTGACGCTATAGTTTGTTTTGCTAATACAGGAAAAGAAGAAGAAGCTACTTTAAAGTTTGTTAATGATTGTGAAGTAAATTGGAATGTTCCTATTCATTGGT